GACTATTCTAGTTATGATGATAAAGATAAAATAGGACAACTAGTTCATCCTCTATTCTTAGAAGGTAAAGTAGTCTCTAAACACTATGAAGCTTTTAAGAGCTTACTCTACTTCTTCGAAGATCGTACTGGAATAGAGATTAAAAATATTCTTAAACTAAAAGTTAATTTAAAACCTCAAACAAATGTGTATAGTGAAGAAGAAGTTGATGCTAGTATACATAAAGATATGCTTGAAGATGATAACTACATCAGTATTGTGTATTACATAAACGATAGTGATGGTGATACAGTGGTCTATGATGAAGATAAGAAGACTATTGTAGAGTCAATGACACCATCTTCAGGTGGATGTATTTACTTTAATTCTAACCAATGGCATAAAGCAACCCCTCCTAAAGAAACATCTAAGAGGTTAATTGTTAATATTGTCGTACAAGTATAGGAAAAATTATGGCTAAAATACTATTGATTGACATAGAAACATCCCCAAACCTAGCAACAGTCTGGGGGATATGGCAACAGAATATTTCATTGAACCAATTACTAGAGTCTTCATCAACACTATGTTATGCAGCTAAATGGTTAGGGGAAGAGGAAGTAATGTTTAAAAGTGTACAGAACACTACATATAAGCGTATGTTAAAGTCAGTGCATAAGTTAATGGACGAAGCAGATGCCATCATACATTACAATGGTAGTCGCTTCGATATACCAACACTAAATAAAGAATTCTTAATAGCAGGTATGCCACCACCTTCCCCTGCTAAACAAATTGACTTACTGTCTGTAGCTAGGAAGCAGTTTAGATTTGTATCTAACAAACTAGATTATGTTTCTCAAGCATTAGGATTAGGTAAAAAGACAGAACACATGGGACATGAGCTATGGCTTCGTTGTATGAATAAAGACAAAGAAGCTTGGGCTATCATGGAGGAGTATAATAAGAATGATGTAATACTTCTCGAAAAAGTATATGACAAATTTAAAGCATGGTGTAAGAACCATCTTAATATGTCATTGTTTGTTGAAGGTGATATTGTTTGCCCTAATTGTGGTGGACACCATCATCAGAAACGAGGGTTTTCTTATACAAACTCTTCTAAGTTCCAACGCTATCAGTGTCAAGATTGTGGTAATTGGTTTAGAGGGAAACAGAACTTAGCTACTAAAGTCGGAGGTAAGTTTGTCAATGTCTAAGAAAAAAGCAACAGAAGTACAAATCGGAGGACAGCACTACAGTAAGTATGCTATCCAACCCACAGAGTTTATTCATAGGAATAACATTCCTTTTATAGAAGGTAACATCATTAAGTATGTTATTAGACATAAAGATAAGAATGGTGCAGAAGATATTCTTAAGATAAAACATTACTGTGATTTAATATTGGAACTTGAATATGGCATTAACACTTGAAGAACTAAAAGAAAAAGTCAAAGAGCAAATCAATGAAGTTGATTTGTTAGAAATATTGGAGGTAACATCAGAAGATTTAGTTGATAGATTTGATGATCTTATTGAAGAAAAATATGATATACTATTAGAAATTGTCGATGTTCGAGATCCGTTTACCACCGATTAATTTATATAACTATTACAAAAGAGGGAAATATATGGACAAAAGTCAGAAAGTCTTATCAGACATAACCATTTTTAATAAATATGCTAAGTATGTGCCAGAGGCTAAAAGGAGAGAATCTTGGGACGAGCTAGTAGAGCGTAATATGGTAATGCATATTCGTAAATATCCACACTTAAAAGAGGAAATCAAGAATGTCTATAAATATGTTTACAATCGTCAAGTACTGCCTTCTATGCGGTCTTTACAGTTTGGAGGTACTCCTATTGAGCTTAGTAATAATCGTATGTTCAATTGTGCTTATTCCCCTGTCGATCATCCTGCCGTTTTCAGCGAGACCATGTTTAATCTACTTGGGGGAAGTGGTGTGGGCTTTAGCGTACAGAGGAGACATACAGATAAACTCCCTACTATCGTTGGTCCATCAGAGAAAACGAGGAGATTTCTTGTAGGAGATTCTATCGAAGGTTGGGCTGACGCTATCAAGGTATTAGTTAAAGCTTACACATTAGGCAAGTCAGACCCAGTCTTTGACTTTAGAGACATCAGACCTAAAGGTAGTAGATTAATTACTTCTGGTGGTAAAGCTCCAGGACCTGATCCATTAAGAATTTGTTTAGATAAATTAAGAGCTGTTATGAATAATGCAATAGGTAGAAAGTTACAACCTATTGAAGTACATGATATGATTTGTCATATTGCTGATGCAGTGTTATCTGGTGGTATCCGTAGAGCAGCTTTAATTAGTTTATTTGATAAAGATGATTTAGATATGTTATCAGCTAAGTCAGGAGCATGGTGGGAGTTACACCCACAAAGAGGTAGAGCTAATAACTCAGTTGTTTTAAATCGTGATGAGATTACAGAAGAACAATGGACTGCTATCTGGAAACGAGTAGAAAGTTCTGGTGCAGGTGAACCTGGAGTCTTCTGGACTAATAACTATGATGTGGGCACAAACCCTTGTGCTGAGATCAGCTTAAGACCTAATTCATATTGTAACTTAGTAGAAGTAAATGTTTCAGATGTTACTTCTCAAAAAGAACTGAATGCTAGGGTCAAGGCTGCAACTTTTATTGGTACATTACAGGCAGGGTATACAGACTTCCATTACTTAAGAAGTGTCTGGAAAGAAACTTCTGAAGAAGATGCTTTATTAGGTGTAAGTATGACTGGTATTGCATCAGGTGGTGTGTTAAACCTAGATTTAAAAGAAGCTGCTGAAATGACTATAGAAGAGAATAAACGAGTTGCTGAGTTAATTAACATTAACCCATCAGCTAGGATTACTACAGTTAAACCTGCAGGGACTACTTCTCTTGTTCTAGGTAGTTCTAGTGGTATCCATGCATGGCATAACGACTACTATATCCGTCGTATGCGTGTAGGTAAGAATGAACCTTTATATCAATATATGATTGAAAATTTTCCTAAGTTAATCGAAGACTGTGCATTCAAACCTCATTTAGAAGCCGTTATGTCATTCCCTCAAAGAGCTCCAGAAGGTGCTATACTAAGAACAGAATCTTATACAGACATCTTAGAAAGAGTTAGACGATTTAACATTGACTGGGTAGGAACAGGTCATGTTAGAGGTGATAATAAACATAATGTTTCTTGTACTATTTCATTAAAAGACAATGAGTGGGAAGATTGTGGTCGTTGGATGTGGGAGAATAGATACCATTATACAGGTATCTCAGTGCTTCCTTATGATGGTGGTACATACACTCAAGCTCCATTTGAAGACTGTGATGAAGAAACTTTCAATGATATGTTTAGACTTCTTAAGAACATTGACTTAACACAAGTTATCGAAGAAGAAGATAATACAGAAGCTAAGGACAATGTAGCTTGTTCTGGTGGTGCTTGTGAAATTAACTAGGAGATAGTATGAAACTTTATTTTGGTTGGGAATTAATTATGGGGTTTAATGTTGGTATAGAATTAGTAGACCCTGAAAAACTACAAAGCCCATTTGTTGGGTGGATTTTACTCATTGATCTAGGAATAGTTAGATTAATGCTAGAAAAAGAGGGAGAGTAATCTCCCTTTTTTATTTAGGTTTTTTATGACTTAAGTATTTACTACTCTTTGTATGAGTAGCTCCAGACATCAACTTTCCATTATGTTTATGTGTTTTACCTGTGTAAAGTCTACCACTAGGTAAATAATGTGGAACACCTTTAGCCATTACTTCTTCTTCTTAACTGGTTTTTTCTTTTTCATAGGTTTACCATAGTTCATACTTATCTCCTTTTATAATGTTGGAATAGTAAAGTTAAATTGTTTTTCAGCTCTAATAGGAGCTTCTGCTGAAACCCCTCCTATTAAAGCATTTTTTAAGATGTCATTAAAAACTTGGATACCTTTTTGTTTCCTAATTTCTTTAGGAATTTGAGCTAACTTCTTACTTAGCTCTATTATTTCAGTTCTACCCATTACTCCAGATTGTTCCAATGCAGGTCTAATTCTATGAAACTCTTTCATCATATCATCAAAAGATATATTTCTACCTACTTGACTCTCTTTTCTTCCTAATATAGCTACACCTGTTTTTACATTAGCTGTCTCACCCAACATCTTAAAATGTTGATTAATAGCTTTTACAAACTCTGTTTTACCTCTAGGGTCTTGAGCTATGTTTTGAGCAGCCCTAACAAAAGCATCATCAGTTGCTCTAAAAGAAGAACTGACAATAGTTGGGATACTGTCCATAGCAGCAGCTATAAACTCTTTTCTTTCTATTTCTTTAAGAATATTTAGACTATTTTTACTTACATTAGATTCTAAATAATCTCCAAAATAGTCTCTTAGTAATTTTTGAGCATCTGTAGAAATAAGTTGTTTTACTTCATTACCTACATTATATTGCCCTGCATTTTGAATTAAATTTAGTATATCTTTTCTAGCAGCATCCCTTAATTCAGGATTTTTA